GGGGCGGGGGCTTCGGCCTCCGCCTCTTAACTTTGCGAGGTGAAAACGATGCTTAGTGAATGCAAGCTGGCGCTGCGGGTGACGGCCGTCCAGTACGAACCTGAGCTGTGCTCCCTGATGGACGCAGCGGCCAAAGACCTGACCATTGCCGGCGTCGTGCTTCCGGGCACGGTTTCCTTCGCGGCGACGGACAGCGGGATGCAGGACAACTCGACCCTGACGGACGCGCTGTGTATGAGGGCCATCTTCACGTACTGCCGGGCACACTTCGGGAGCCCTGCGGACTACGACAAGCTGGTGGAGGCCTACGAAGTCCAGAAGGTGCAGCTGATGCACGCGGAGGCCTACACGGACTATGAAGGCGGTGAAGCCAGTGCTGAAGGCTGACGTCATCAAGCTGATCAAGGTGAACCCGGAAGCGGCAGGCGTCGGCACAGAGCCGGCGGAGACCCAGCGGACGGTGTTCTGCACGGTGCGCTCCATCGGAATGCAGGAAGCCTATCAGGCCATGGGGCAGGGACTGAACCCGGAATTGAAGGTGATCCTGGCGCATGACTTCGAGTATGAAGGCGAGCGCCTGTGCGAGATCGGCGGGGTACGGTACGACATCCTGCGGACCTATGTGACAGAGACGGACGGGATCGAGCTGACGCTGCAGAGAGTAGCGCGGAACGCGAAGTCCGTACCGGCGACTGAGGGGGTGGGCTGATGCCGCGTGAATACGAGGCGCTGCTGGCAGCGCTGAGGCTGACGGACATCCCCTTTGCGGAGTACGGCTGGAAGAACCGGCCGGAAGGCATCTACGGCGTCGTGGGGCTGGACTTTGAGAACCCTTCCCTGGAGGGAGACGGGCAGAAGGTGGACAGAAGCTGGAACGCCAGCGTGGACGTCTTCTTTCCCCGGCTTGCGGACCGGGAGGGCGTGATCGAGACCATAGAGGAGGTGCTGGCGGAGATCTGCGGGCCCTCCTGGGAGCTGAACTCCAGCCAGTACGAGAACAGCACGGGGCTCTTCCATCTGGAATGGACCTGTGACCTGCAGGACGGTGGCAACTGATGGCCTACACCATGAAGACGGAAGGCATGGACGAGATCAGCAGGATGCTGTCCCAGCTGGGCGAGAGCGCCCAGGCGGCGGCCTCCGCCGGGCTCTATGAGGGCGCCGGTGTGATGGCCGGAGAAATGGCGGCAGGCGTTGCGTCCATCCGGACGGCGCCTTTCAAGTACACCGTGTTCGGCACGCGGGCCCCGTCCCCTGAGGAAAAGGCAGTACTCGAGGGCGCGGTCGGCATTGCGAAGTTTGATAAAAACGGGTCCGAGGTGGACACGTCTGTCGGCTTCGCATCCGCAGGATACGCGGAGGTGGCCGGGCGGCGGAAACCCATCGCCCAGATCGCCAACGCGATCAACAGCGGCACGAGCTTCATGCAGAAGCAGCCATTCGTCCGGAAGACCGTCCGGGCCGGAAGCAAGAAGGCGGAGGCGGCGATCGTGGCCGCCATCGAGAAACGAATCGACGAAATAACCAAGTAACGGAGGGAAACAGAATGAAACCGAATGTTGGCATGGTATACCCTGTTGCGGCGCCCGTGTCTGCATACGTCCCCGGGACCAGCATCACCTACGGCACCGGCCTGGTGGTGGACGAAGCCCGGAGCGCTACCCTGAACTGGGAGCGGGCGGACGGCCATTTCTATGGCGATGACGTGGAGCTGGACAGCGACAACGGCATCCTGGGCTACACGCTGGATTTCGAGCCCACGGGCCTCAAGAACAGCGTCCGGGCCGCCCTGCTGGGCGAGATCAAAAACAGCGACGAGTACGAGATCACCGACGACGCGGCCCCGGATGTTGGTTTCGGTTACATCCGCGTGATGCGGGAAGAAGGATCGAATGGCGTCGTCAAGACCACGTACGAGGGCTGGTGGTTCCACAAGCTCAAGTTCTCCGTGTCCAATGAAGAGACCCGGACGAAGGAGCGCAACGTGGAGTGGCGGACTCCCACCCTCAGCGGCAGCGGCTCCGGCGTGCAGCTGGACAACACTGGCAAAATGAAGTTCGCTGTGCATCAGGATTTCGAGACCCTGGCGGCCGCGAAGACCTGGCTCAACACCAAGGCGAGCATCAGCTGACGGCACACACGGGGGCGCTCTCATGTGCAGGGAGCGCCTCCGCTTTTTTGACAAGCGAGAGGAGATAAACGGAGATGGCGAAGGTAATACTGAAGGGGCGGGAGATCCCGCTGCTTTATACAGTCTACGAAATGAAGCAGGTGCAGGAGGAGATCGCTCCCCTGAGCCAGTTTCAGTACATCATTTTCGGCCGGAATCCGGACGACCCGGAGGACACCAGCCGATACGCGGGAGCGGAACACCTGGGTGCGGTGGCGAAGCTGATCCGGATCCTGGGGAACGCGGGCCTTGAGGAGGCCGGCGAGGCGCCGGATCTGACGGACAAGAAGGTGCTCCGGTCGCTGCGGCCGGTGGACCTGGTGGAGGCGGTGAACGCCTGCATGGCGGCCATGAACGAGGGGATGGCCTCCGAGATTCCGGAAAAGAAGCCGGAGGGGCCGGTTGATGTCACCCTGGAAGAGATGAACAAAAAAAAAGAGAAGGAAGCCTGACTTACCTGATGGTCGTCAGCTGGGGACTGATCGCGGGGCTGACCCTGCAGGAGGTGCACCGGATGCGGCCGGGGGCGGTCATGGATTTGTATATCTACCGTCGTAACTACGACGACCAACAGCATTGGATAACGAGGGAGTGAGAGCATGGCAGGCGTGAACGTCAAAATGGGGGTTTCCGGCGTATCGCAGTTCAAAACGGCGATGCGGGAGGCCCAGGGCTGTGTCAAGACCCTCGACCAGGCGCTGAAACTGAATGAGCAGCAATTCAAGGCTACCGGTGACGCTGAAAGCTATATGCAGCAGAAGGCGGAGCTGCTGAAGTCCCAGATCGAGAACCAGAAAAACGTGGTACTGCAGGCGGAAAACGCGCTGCGGGCCATGTCCCAGCAGGGAATCAATCCGGCCAGTACTGCATTCCAGAAGATGCAGCAGGAAGTGCTGAAGGCACAGGGCGAGCTGCTGGGGATGCAGACGGACCTGGAGAACATCGGAGTGGCCGGGGAGACCGCCCAGAACGGCGTCAGCGGGATGAACTCCCAGCTGCAGCAGATCGGGAAGGGCGTCAGCTACGAGAACGTAACCAACAGCATCAGCAAGATCACCGGAGCCCTGGAGGCGGCCGGGAAAAAAGCCTTCGAGGTTGGGCAGAAGATTCTCAGCTCCACGCTGGGGGCCGGAAGCTGGGCGGACGACCTGCTGACGGATGCCTCCGTGTTCGGGCTGGAGCCGGAAGACCTGCAGCGGATGCAGAAAACCAGCCGGCTGATCGATACCTCCGTCGAGGCCATTGTAGCCGCCCAGAAGAAGATGAACCGGGGGCTGGGCAGCAATAACGCGGACGTGATGGGGGCCTTCGCGGCCTTCGGCATCGACCCGACACGGCTGGCCACAACCGAGGACAAATTCTGGGCCATCGGTGACGCCATCTACCACATGAGCGACGCCGAAGAACAGGAAGCCTACGCGCAGAAGGTATTCGGCAGGGGATGGTCGGAACTCAATCCGCTGTTTGAGGCTGGGCGTGAAGAATACGACAAGATGAACGCCAGCTGGAACGTCGTCAGCGAAGAGAACCTGCAGAAGCTGGGCGATATGGATGATGCATACCAGAAGCTGCAGAACGAGTGGGAGAGCTTCCAGATGACAGTCCTTTCCGCGCTGGCGGATGGACTGACCCCGCTGATGGACACGCTGACGGGGCTGATGCAGGAGCTGAATACGTACCTGGAGACCGAAGAGGGCCAGCAGATGCTGGAGAACCTCGCACAGGCGGTGGAGGGGCTCTTCCAGGATCTTACGCAGATTGACCCGCAGCAGGTGATCAGCGGCTTCACGGAAGTGTTCGACAAGATCACAGAGGGCCTGCAGTGGATCTTTGACAACCGTCAGGGAATCATCGACGCCATGAAGGGCATCGTGGCCGGCTGGGGTATGCTGAAGATCGGCGGCGGAATGCTGAAGGTCATGGAGCTGGTGAACGGCATCAAGGGCCTGACAGGGTCGGCTGCATCTGCTGCCGGCGCTGCGGCCGGTTCCGGATGGGGTGCTTCTTTCGCCTCCGCAGCCATGAAGGCGGCGCCGTTCCTGGCGTTCCTGTATACGCTGCTGAACCCGGCGGCTGGCGGGAACAATGACCTGGTATCTGGCGGGGCGCTGACGGACGAGTACTGGGGTTACGCGGACCAGAATCCGGAGTTCAAGCGCCGGATGGATATGTTCCACGAGCTCTACGGTACCACCATCGGCGACCTGCAGCATCTGGACGACGGCACGTTGGCGGATATGTTCGCGACAGACATACACAGTCTGGACGAGCTGGCGAAGCTGATGGAAGAAAAATACGGATGGCAGCGGCTCGATATGCCGGAGACGGACGCGGGCGATGGGCCGACGGCCTACGTCACCACCACCAGCGACGAAGTCATCCACAAAGACCGGCGGGCCATCAATCAGGCATACGAGGAGAACATGGACCGGCTGACCCGGGTGGCGGAGCAGAACGCGCAAACAAATCAGCAGTTCGCCCAGAACAGCGTCACAAGCGCGGATCTGCAGAACCTGACGGGACTGCCGGCAGCGGTGGCGGCGGCGGTTTCCAGCGCCATGGCCAACGTGAAGATCATTATCGGCGGCGGGGCGGTGCAGAGCATCGCAGACCAGACCGGGAGCACGTTCTGGGGCAATGTGTTCAACCAGATCAATACAGTCATGAGCAAATAACAAAGAGGTGAGACCATGATCCTGACGAGGCGGGCGGCGCTGGGCGGCGTACAGCTGGACGAGCTCCACGAGCGGATCGTCATCCGGAGCATCAACCCGGGCGTCCCGAATGAGAGCATACAGGCGACGGCCCGGATGGGCGGGGCCGGTCAGCGGATGACCAGCCAGCACTGGAACCAGCTGGACGTGTCCATCAGCTACGCCATCGACGTCCCCCGGAGGGAATTGGAGCTGCGGCGGCAGATCTTCGAGATGGTGAACGCCTGGGCCCTGCGTAAGGGATGGCTGACCATCAGCTACCTGCCCAACCGGCGGATGTATGTGGACAAGGTGGTCATTCCCGGGAGCGGCGACCTTTGGAACTGGACGGACGAATTCACCATTACATTTCGGGCCTATAATGTGCCCTTCTGGCAGGACGAGATGCCGACACAGACCCAGATCGACCTGGCAGCCGGCGGGAGCGGCACGGTGGAGGTCGGCGGGAACGTGGAGAGCCCGCTGGACGTCACCTTCCGGAACCGCAGCGGAATGACGGTGAACAATTTCAGCATCCAGGCGGGTGGCCACAATATCCGGCTGACGGGGCTCGGGCTTTCCGGCAGCGGGACGCTGGCCATCAGCCACGGAACGGACGGCCTCCTCCGGATCACGGCGGACGGGCGGAGTGCTTACGAGAAATACACAGGGAGCGATGACCTGACGGTTTCCCCCGGACAATGCTGGTTTAGCTTCAGCGCTGACCGGGCCGGGCGCCTGACGGTGCAGAGCTTTGGGAGGTATGTCTGATGATTCTGCTAAGCGGGCACAGCCTCGCCCATGCGCGGCGGGTGCCGATGGAGGCGCTGAGCCTGCAGCTGCGGGAGCGGGACTCCTCCGCCACCATGACGCCGGCGGACATGACGGGCATCGGCACGGACAGCTGGCTGTTGGATGACACCGGTCCGGGGGCGGGCATTGTGTGGCGGGTGGCATCGATCAATCTGAACTACGCCACCCGGACGCCCACTGTGCAGCTGGAGCACCTGATCAGCTCCCTGCGGGACAGGATCCTCTTCGGGGAGGTCAACGCAAAGACAATTACCGGCAGCACCACCGCCACCAGCTGCACGGCTGAGCAGGCTGTGCGGTACATCCTGGGGAAGCAGGGCGACTGGGCGCTGGGGCAGATGGATTACAACGTCTCGAACCCGTACAAGTTTGACGGGGACACGCTATACGACGCGCTGGAAACTGTGACGGCTTCGCTGGAGGACGCATGGTGGACGTACGACTTCACGGTGTACCCCTTCCGCTTGAACATCATCCGGAAGCCCTCCGGAGTGGCCTGCGAGATGCGGCCCGGGCGGAACCTGACGACGATTTCCAAGAGCATCAGCCGGAGCGGGATGTATACGAGGTTTTATCCCATCGGCAAGGATGACCTGCACCTGTCCACGGAATACGTGGAAAAGAACGCGGACATCTACGGCGTCATCAGCAAGACAGAGACCGACCAGAGCAAGGACTCGGAGGCGGAGCTCCGGCGGTGGGCGAATGAGCTGCTGGAGAGGCACGCGGAGCCCACCGTCAGCGTCACGGCGGAGGGGCTGGAGCTGGCGGAGGCTACCGGGGAGAGCCTGGACAAGCTGACGCTGGGGCGGATCTGCAGGATACCGCTGGAGGAGTTTGGCACCACCATCGAGGAGCGGATCACGGAACTTAGCTATCCGGACAAGCTCCACGCGCCGGAGGTGGTGCGGATCACGCTGGCCAACAACCGGCAGGACGTGACCAGCATCATCGCCGATGCCATCAAGAAGGGCGGAGGCGGACGGCGGGGCGCTGCCAGGCAGGACAAAGAGGATCATGCCTGGTTTGAGGACACGAACGACCACGTCGCCATGTGTGCCATCGGCATCATCGGAAAGGACGCGAAGGGCGAGCCGAACTGGGTGCGCCTGAGCCGCCTGGAGGTGGACGAGAACGGCATCTTCGGCGAGGTGCAGAGCGTCCAGAACGAAATGGTGATCGCCAACACCCGCATCGACCAGAACGAAGAGCGGATAAAGCTGGAGGCCAAACAGTTCGAGGATGGGATCGCTACCTTGCAGGGCCGGATCACGGTACAGGCGGACAGGATCACGCAGGAGGTGACCAACCGCCAGGGCGCAGACACCGATCTCTCCGGACGGATCACAGTTACGGCCCGGGAGATCCGGCAGGAGGTCACAGACACGGAGAACCGGCTGAGCGCCAGGATAAAGGTAAACTCCGATGAAATCGAACTGAAGGTAAACAAAAACGGTGTGGTTTCCGCGATCAACCAGACGGCGGAAGAGGTCAAAATTCAGGCATCGAAGATCAACCTGAGCGGGTATGTGACGGCCAGTCAGCTGGCAGCAACGCAAGCCGACATCGATAATCTGATGACAGGCAAAACGACTGCGTCCAAAATAGTGTGCGATGACCTTAGGTTGCCGAGCGGGTTTTGGTATCACGGTAACAAGTACACCGAGTTTTACAGTTCGACCGAACAAAAATATCTGCTCGGGAGGAGCTGAGACAAGATGAAGAACAAGCTGAACGATGTATACGAGCGGCTGCAGACCCTCGACATCATGCCGACCAGGGGCAACATGGAAAAACTCCTGCAGTGCCTGTACGACCTGCGGGATATCTACAACGAGTTAGAAAGGACGGAGGCCAACAATGGAGGGCAGGCGGCTGATCCTGGCGGACGGGACGACGATTGAAAACGGCGAGGCCGGGTATTCCTCCGGATACCTCTGGATGTGGGTTCCGGAGATGACCATGCCGGAGGCGGCGGCGATCTTCTTTGACCCTGAGAAGACGGCGCTGATCCGCTTCCAGTACGGGGACATGGAAGACACCTACGAAGGTTACACCATGTGTACACACCTCAGCACGACGGAGGACACGCTTTCCGTCTGCATGAAAAAGGGGGCGGAAAACAATGTTTAACGTAAACGCAGAAACCAGCGAGATCACGATGCACCGGGGCGACACCGGCAGCTTCTACGTCCGGGCCACCCGGGCGGACGGCGAGGCCTGGACGGCTGACGACCGGATGCTGTTCACCATCCGGAACGCCCAGAACGAGGTCGTGCTGCAGCGGTTCTACCGGCTGGACGATCAGTGGGGCCTGGGGGACGGCGTGGTGCTGATCGAGTTCCACAACAACGACACCGATCAGTTGGACAACGGAAGCTACCAGACGGAGCGCCGGTATAACATCGCGCCCCGGTGGAACGGGACGCCTCCGGAAGGGCGCTGTGTGGATGCGCTGACGGCAGGGGTGCGGATGATCGAGGGCGATGTAGTCCGGACGGTCATCCAGAGCGGGCTGACTATCGCAGATATTTACGGGGAGGTATAACAAGATGGCGAACGATCTGAACGTAATCATCGAGGACCAGGTGCAGGCGGCGGAAGTGATCACCGTCCCCATCGATGCCACGCTGTCCATCAGCGGGGAAGCGGCGGATGCTAAAGCGGTCGGCGATGCGCTGGCACAGAAGGCTGACAAAAGCGAGATCCAGACGGCGGTGACGGTCAACGGCCAGCGGGCAGACGCCCAGGGCTCCATCATCGTGACGGCTGAGGACACGAAGATCTCCGACAGCGACGCTACCACCGTCAAGGCGGCCATCGAGGCGGCTGCCGGAAGGACTGCTGAGGACATCCCCGTCAGCTCCACACCCGGCGCCCAGACCATCGCCCAGGCGCTGAGCACCGGCGCCATGCGGACGGCTGACCAGATCGCCATGAGCGGGACAGACACCACCACTGTCAAGACGGCCATTGACGCTGTCAAGGGCGATGTGAGTGACCTGCAGAGCGATGTGACCGCCCTCGAAAACGAGACAGCGGCGGACATTCCCTACAAGCCCGGCGACACTGAGACCATCAAACAGCACATTGACAGCCTGGAAGC